GGTGGCGTTGTCATGCTTGGTGTGCGCACCAGCAAAATGCGGAAGGCCAGCATGACTGAGCTTATCGAAATCATGTTCTGGTTCGGCTCAGAGCGCAACGTGCGGTGGAGTGATGACTCCTGGCGAGAGTATGAATGGTCACAACGAAAAGGGAAGGCTGCATGACTATCAAATCAAATACGCCAGCACACGACAAGGACTGCTGGCAAACGCCGCTTTGGCTTTTTGATGCACTGGATATTGAGTTTGGATTCTGGCTGGATTCGGCAGCGAGCGACAAAAATGCTCTGTGTGCTCACTGGCTAACTGAGGCCGACGACGCGCTCAATTCTGAGTGGGTAAGCCACGGTGCAATCTGGAATAACCCACCGTACAGCAATATCAGGCCGTGGGTGGAAAAAGCCGCTGAGCAGTGCATACAACAACGACAGACGGTAGTGATGCTTGTGCCAGAGGATATGTCTGTCGGATGGTTCAGTAAGGCTCTGGAGAGTGTTGACGAAGTTCGCATCATCACTGATGGACGGATTAATTTTATCGAACCATCGACAGGGCTGGAGAAGAAGGGAAACAGCAAAGGTTCCATGCTGCTGATTTGGCGACCGTTCATCAGTCCTCGACGGATGTTTACTACCGTATCCAAAGCGGCATTGATGGCGATCGGGCAGGGCGTCAGGAGGGCGGCATGAGGCGACAGCGACGAAGTATCACCGACATCATCTGCGAAAACTGCAAATACCTTCCAACGAAACGCTCCAGAAATAAACCCAGGCCAATCCCAAAAGAATCTGACGTTAAAACCTTCAATTACACGGCTCACCTGTGGGATATCCGGTGGCTAAGACATCGTGCGAGGAAAACAAGGTGATTGACGTGATGATTTATTCGGGGCTATATTCCTCACGCGCCAGCAAAATCTGGCGTCGGGATTAGGAACCCCGGATAGAAACCGCGACAGAGACACGCCGCGAGCGTGTTTTTTATTGTCGTATGCACACGCACATCTGAATTATGGTGGGGCGTATAGGGGAGCTGAAAAGCTCGCCGGTTGGTTTCCCGGTAGTTCCTAACCCTGTACGTCTCGCCACCCGATGATTAGGAACCTGACGGTGGTGATAGTTTAGAAACCACTCGAGGGCGTCATTATGACAACTCAAGTTTCTGTTGAAACACTCTCCACGATTACTTACAAGCAGATCCCCGTTATCACTACCGAACTTTTGGCGCACCTTTACGGCACAGAAGCTATTCGTATTCGCCAGAATCACCACGAAAACAAAGGTCGTTTCATTGAGGAAAAACACTTCTTCAAACTTGAAGGTGAAACTTTACGTGAGTTCAAGCACAGAGTAGCTTTTAACTACTCTGTGAAAATTGCCCGTAACGTTCGCTCCCTCATCCTATGGACAGAACGCGGCGCAGCCCGTCATGCAAAAATGCTCGAAACCGATCGGGCGTGGGAAGTGTTCGAAAAACTGGAAGACTGCTATTTCAGCCAGTGCGAGAAAAATACTGGCAAACAAGAGAAGAAGCCCAACGGGCTTTCCGCAAAAGAAACAGACAGCCTTGTATGGCTGTGGGATTATGCCAACCGCTCACAGGCATTGTTCCGTGAGTTGTATCCCGCATTAAAACTGATTCAGTCTGGCTATTCCGGCATATGCCACGACTACGGCTATGAGTTCTCGTATACCATCGGGAGGGCGAGGGGCGTTTTAATTAATCACACGCGGGATATAGATATTTATGAGCCTGACGGGCCGACGAACCTTCTGGCGTGGGAAAGGCTTAAGAACAAAGAGTTGCCGCCTTCACTGCATCGCTACTGACAATTGACAACTTAACAAACCCAGCTTCGGCTGGGTTTTTTATTGCTGAATTTTCAATATGAGAGGACATGACAATGAATGAGCTGATAAATAGCAACGTCATCAAAATGACAAGCATTGAAATCGCTGAGTTGGTGGGAAGCCAACACGGTAATGTCAGAATATCAATAGAACGTCTGGCAAAGCGTGGGGTGATTCAACTTCCTCCAATGCAAAAAGTTGAAAATAAACAAACAATTAGCCCTAACAAATTCACAAGCGTGTATATATTCGAAGGCGAACAAGGTAAGCGAGACAGCATTATTGTCGTCGCTCAGTTGTCGCCGGAATTCACCGCTCGTCTTGTTGACCGTTGGCGAGAACTCGAAGGGGCAACCGCGAAAATACCACAAACCTTTTCTGAGGCATTGCGCCTTGCGGCCGACCTTGAAGACCAGAAGGCTGAACTGGAGAAACAGCTTGCTCTCGCAGCACCTAAAGTTGAGTTTGCCGATCGCGTTGGCGAGGCCAGCGGAATTTTGATTGGAAACTATGCAAAGGTTGTTGGAATTGGTCCAAACAAACTGTTTGCGTGGATGCGCGATCACAAAATCCTTATTACTTCAGGTGCCCGGCGCAATGTGCCAATGCAGGAATATATGGAGCGCGGCTATTTCACAGTGAAAGAAACAGCGGTCAACACAAATCACGGAATACAGATATCGTTCACCACAAAAATCACCGGGCGTGGTCAACAGTGGCTGACCAGAAAGCTGCTCGATAACGGAATGCTGAAAGTAACAGGGGAGGCTGCTTAATGGCTAAACCAGCGCGAAGGAAATGCAAAATATGCAAAGAATGGTTTCACCCGGCATTCTCAAATCAGTGGTGGTGCTGCCCGGAACACGGAACTCAATTAGCACTCGAACGACGAAGTAAAGAACGCGAAAAAGCGGAAAAAGCAGCAGAGAAGAAACGACGACGAGAGGAGCAGAAACAGAAAGATAAACTGAAGATTCGAAAACTCGCCTTAAAGCCCCGCAGTTACTGGATTAAACAAGCCCAACAAGCCGTAAACGCCTTCATCAGAGAAAGAGACCGCGACTTACCATGTATCTCGTGCGGAACGCTCACGTCTGCTCAGTGGGATGCCGGACATTACCGGACAACTGCTGCGGCACCTCAACTCCGATTTGATGAACGCAATATTCACAAGCAATGCGTGGTGTGCAACCAGCACAAAAGCGGAAATCTCGTTCCGTATCGCGTCGAACTGATTAGCCGCATCGGGCAGGAAGCAGTAGATGAAATCGAATCAAACCATAACCGCCATCGCTGGACTGTCGAAGAGTGCAGGGCCATCAAGGCAGAGTACCAACAGAAACTCAAAGACCTGCGAAACAGCAGAAGTGAGGCCGCATGACGCTCTCAGTAAAAACCATTCCAGATAACAAGGGAGAAGTCGCATGGGCATAAGAGAACTAAACCTCACCAAAGAACAGCACGATTGGCTGAATGGCTGGCTTGAACTGTGGGGCGCATGGGTTTATTCAGGTCGTCTGGAAAAGCGCATGAGCAGCGTAATAGCGAAGTTCATGGAGAGCGTAGAGCCGGGAAGAGTTATGACAAGACCAATGTGTAATGATGATGATGGAATGTTGATTTCTCAGGTCGTCGATTCCGTCATGTACATTGACAAGAAAGCCTTTGGCATCCTCCTCAGCTACTACGCTCATGGTTCATCTAAGAGAGCAATTGCATCCTACTATCACGCGACTGCAAAGCCACGCAAGATGTGTGGACGCGGTGGCGAGGGATGGAGAAAACCTTCACTGGCAACCTGTAGAAACGAAATTGACGATATCCTGAAAGCGTCATTATTTGTTTTGTACCAACCAATGCAAAATGCTTTCAAAATGCGTAAACGTGTTGAGAAAGTTAAGCATGTTGCTGTTAAAAGCCTTGACATGCAATTAGCCATTTAGCCATAATTAGAGGGTAAGCTGCCGTTAGTGACTCTTAAGTTGCAACGGTGGCTTTTTTTATTTGGGTCAGTCGTATAAAGGTCATTACGGAAGGCTGTTAACCTTCTTATCGTGGTTCGATTCCCGCTACCCGCTCCAGATTTATTATCAGGCTCGCTTCGGCGGGCTTTTTTTGTATCTGCGCCACGCCCGGCGCATATCAACCACAGAGCCTTTCGGGGGTGAGCTTACGGAGTGGTCAGTGTGACTTTCTCTGTGGGCAGATCGCTCCCGGGCGTTGGCTCACCCACCCAAAGGAACGTCACGATGTTTGGTATTTTTGGTAAAAAAGCCCGCCGAGCGGCAGTGGAAATTAAAAAGTTTGAGAAACGTGATCTGGCACAGGCGGTTATTAATGCTGCCTATCTGGTGGCCTATGCAGATGGTGAATGTGAGGCTTCAGAGAAAGCGAAGATCGAGCAGGTCTTGCGTAACCAGCCTGCGTTGTCCGCGTTTACGTCAGAAATTAATGCGATTAGCGCAACCATTATCGGTCAGCTGGATACGAACTTTAAAATTGGTCGTCGAGCGGCGTTACGTGAGATCGAGGATGTGAAACACGATACGCGTGAAGCGGAAGACGTGCTGGATGTGGCGGTGGCCATTGCCGAAGCAGACGGCGAAATAGAGCCGGAAGAGCGCAAGGTGCTGGAAGAGATTGCCGGTGTCCTGGGCCTTCGTCTGGAGAATCATCTGTGACGGTAAAAATGCGTCTGGCTGTGGTTGCGCTCCTGCTGTTTCTGGTGGTGATGGTGGACTTCAGCAGCCGGATAATGTCAGTGCTGGCTGACGGTGTGCTGGTGGCGGGTGTGGTGGTTGTTGCTTTCCCGTTGCTGAAAAAGAAAGCATCAGGCGATTAGCAGGGTATCAGTTACCCGTTGAAATTTTTAAATACCTCACAATTCAGGCGGTTGACTGTTGTCTGGTTTGCGGGGAGTTTGTTAAAAGAAACTGGCATGGTGAATCCCCCTGTGCGGAGGGGCAATCAGCAACTGGTGTTTTGTCACCGACCCTTATCCTTTCTGTGCGGGTTCAGGTGCTGATACTGAACTCACCGGGAGGCACCCGGCACCATGCAATGGCACATAGCGCCACTCTCCAGCCCCTCTCCGGAGGGGCTGTTTATATTGATTTTGTCAGATGTGAGTAAACTCCTTATGGACTTTGTTGTTTTAGTCCATAAGGACATATTTGCAGAGTGCAACGGTTATTAAAGCATTCATTCAATACGTTATCTGTATTTGTAGGGCATTCCTGGCTGTTTTTGATTAAATTCCAGAATTTTTTATTGAATGGTACTACGTTGTAAATGGTTACAGGTAGCACTTTGTTATTGAGCATGATACCTGTGTGAGTCAGTGTAAATATACTTTCAGGAGGTAAGAAAGCATCCGATTGATACCAGATTATTAATTTTATTTTACTCCATATGACTGAAAAAGATATTCCGCATGATGGCTGGATAACTGTATCAATCACAATCCACTTCATTTAGTTTCCTTGTTTATGTCTTGCTGGTGATGTTCTGAAAAGTATAAATGATATTTTTGAATGTAAACCATAGAGCAGAATTATTTTTCTGATGTTGTTTATTGTTTATTTAAATGCAGGGTGGTTTATATCTCGTCTTGTAGTTTACCCATGCATATCTGCTTGATGATGAGGTTTTTATTTAAGGTATGGTTTTGTGTTTTTTCTGTATTACATGTCAGGTATTTTAAAGAATTATTTTTCAGATGGTGGAAAGAACCATGGCATTTAAACACTATGATGTTGTCAGGGCGGCATCGCCGTCAGACCTTGCGGAGCGACTGACACAAAAACTGAAGGAGGGGTGGCAGCCATTTGGCAGCCCTGTCGCCAT